AGTTGCACTAAGGCTACCTGATAGATAACAAGCCAACATAAATGAAGTCATATTAAGCCTCTTTTCTTAGCTATAATTGCTAAAACTGTAACTACGCCACTAAACAAAGCAGTAATTAATATTCCTAAAATTATTTTTAAAATCATATCTTGAATTTTCTCTTTGTTTTTTTGACGATCTATTGCTGCTTGCTTTCTTTTTTTACGAGCTTCTGCACAAAAAGCTATATAGTCTGTATAAAGATTTGCACGACCATGTAGCTGCATAAACTCTCTTAAAATTTCTTTCTTACGTCTAATCTCTTCTAATGCCATAAATTCTTCTAGGTCATTATCGGTCTTGCCTAAAAAAGCAGTCCAAACACTATTTTTTCTTTTATGTAATTCTTGTTGAAGTTGATCTTCTGCACCTACAAAATTGGCGATGGCTTGCCCAGCTGAACTTATTTCACGCCCATTTTCTATAGTTTGCTTTATTATGGCGTATGCCCCATTTGCGAGTGCTAGTGCCTCTAACACGGCTATCTCACATTCAATACTTTGTCGAGTTTATCTTCTAGCCTATGCAAAGCCTCCATCACTCGACCAGACGTATCACGCAAATCATCTTTAGATGCATACTCTTCTCTTGTCTTGTTTAATAGTATTTGTAATCGTTTTACTTCTGAAAACATCTTGTTAAATGCCCAGCCAAATGGAAGTATGACTAATGTTAATATTGCTGACCATAATGTTGGTAAATCAATATCCATCAACCTTTGATCTCCATAGCTACAACAACCATACTATCTGTATTAGCTTCATCACTTCCAGACCTGATATCATTAAACCTAAAATCTCCGTCATGGTCTGTTCTAGCTTGTAATTTATATGTTAATGAAGATGTTGTTGATGGTTCATCTAAATATTGAATAGATAATGGACATGATTCCCAACCATTAGTTGAATATCCATATCTAGGTATATATCTCACTACTGTAGACCCTCTAAATACTTTAATACTAATAGAACTGTTATTTCCATTTGACATACCACCACAATTCCACATAAGAAGAATTTTATTTGATGTGCTTGATGGTGTTATAGATATAGATGTTCCGTTTACATCTGCAAAACTTGTGCTTGGCTGTGTATTTGAAGATGATGATTGAGCCTCAATAGTTTGAATAACGCTGCCAGTAGGTAATCGTTCTATGACACTTGCTGAATTTAATTTTGTTAATGCCATGCTGCCCTCCTAACCTACTAACTTGACAGAAAATGCTGAATACTGACCACTAGCATCTATAAATATATTTCCACCAGTTAACTGAACTGTAAAATAATCTCCAACAACACATTCACTTAAATAAAAAGTAGTTATTTGAACATGCTGACTATCAATGTTATTAAATCCATGACTTGCAGTTGCACCATTTTTTTGGATAATTATGCTATGGTCTTGTGTTGTAGTATTTTCAGTTAAAATTGTAAATTTAGCTTCATAAATCCCAGCTACTGGAACAGTAAATCTACCAGTAGATTCACTATAACAAGAACCTCGATTCAGTATTATATTATCAAATCTAATATCGGTATTATATGTTATATATGGATTGCTAGGGTCTTGTGCATTTGATGTTGTTAGCTTTACATAACAACATGGGATTTGAGGTTGTGTAACAACACCACTACTATCAATAGATAATGCAGAAGCACCACTAGCATTTTGTATATTGTCTACTTTAAGTATGCTTGTCATTTTACCCCCCTATCTCAGTAAGTTTAATAGTGGTAGGCGATGGAGAAACGTAACCATCTCCAGGGTTTGCATATTGTCTATTAATAGTTATATCTACTCCACCAGCATCTTCTTTTGTATAACATTTATATGTTATAACTGAAGTAGTGCTTGGCGTATCTACAAAACTAAAGCTAGACATATAATATTTATATTGCCCAGTTACATTATCTGTAAACATTGGAAATGATGCATCTGTAAATCTAGTATCAGTAAGATTTGCATTTCCATATCGTAATGCAACTTCAGAACCACCACTTATTGTTCTTCCAACTTTTCCAGCACCATAGCCATTACTATTGCCACCATACCAAACAGTATGCTCTACTAATATTTTACTATTACTTGATTTTGGAGTTATTGAAGCTGATAAATATTCTTTCCAATTATTACCATCACTTAGATAATATGCACCAGTTCCAAGATGTACTATTTGTATAACTTGATTAGTGGCATAAAGTGTTCCATCACTAATAATAGTAGCGGCAACAGTTCCGTTGGTATGTGCTATGTTTTCTACACCTAGTTTACTGCTCATACTAAACTCCTATTTCCATGATTGTTATTGAAGATATTAGTGAGCCACCTAACTTTCTAACTCCATCTCTACCATTGAAAGTTAAAGTACCTGGATTTGTCATTCCTACTCTCACTCTAAATGTAAGTTCTGATGTTGTGCCACTAGTCATGTAATGATTAACTGTGTGATTTACTGGCTGTCCACCTGTTCCATAGCCATGAGTATTAGAACAAGCTAAAGCATTAGCAGTTGTTCCTTCAAATAAAGCAGTAGTAAATATCGCATTAACTGAACCTGATAAATGTGTAATAACAGTTATTAAAAGTTTGCTTGATGCACTTGTTGGAGTAATATTTAAAGTCATTACTTCACCACCTTCAGTTATTTGAGGTATAGTATCATCATATGGCATTGTAGTTGTTGTAGTTAGACCTGAACCAGTTTGAAAGTTTTTAACTTGCACAATCATACCTTTGGCATTAATTACACCACCAGTAGTTTTAGGCTGTATTTCGTCAACGAATAATTTAGACAATGGTCAATACTCCATTAACTGTTAATGTTTTGTTTGTAGGAATAGTATAATCCCCAGCTACCATTGCTCTTTCTCCACTAGCAATCGTTACATTATCTGTAGCTTGGCTACCATTTATCCTGATGCCATCTCTAAAAACTGTAGAACTAAACTTAGCAGCAGTAACAGAACCATCTGTAGGCACTACTGAATTACCAACTTCTCCAAGAGATACTATGTAATCTATTGTGTCTGATGTAGTCAGGTTCTCTGTAAATATTATGTTTGATCCTGATACACTATAAGCATCTCTAGGTGCTTGCGTTACACCATTTACAGATACAATTAACTGCTCTGCTGTAGCTGGAGTAAATGCAGCTGTACCTTTTGTTAATGCAAAAGTATCTGTCGAACTAGAAATTGTTATATTGTCTAGCTTGTTATAACTTCCAGCAAGTACTGGCTTTCCAATATAGGGCATAGTTTACTCCTTTGGGTACTTGTCTTTGATAGTTTTGATAGTTTTTTTCCAACCATTTATGCCATTGTGATATAGGTCATCAAGTTGATCTACTATGTTAGGATATTCTTCTTGTCTATCTCTCTGATATTGTTGTGCTTTCCATTCATCTTCTAATCTTTTTTGTTCCTCTTTATCTACTGGTAATAGATCGCCCTTAATTGCAACTCCATCTTTATGGCTATAGGAATATGCCATATCAAAAGTTTCGCCACTTGGCAGTTCTGCAATAATATATTTTGATTCATCTTTATAAATATCACTCGATATTGTGTTCATTGACATTAAAAAGTTATCATTTGTTTTGTCAAAAATTAGTATCATTATTAAATCTCATTAATCTATATATGTTGTTACTTTTATCCAAAAATGACCACCACCAATGTAAGTGCCAGCATTTTTTGTTATTCTAATTGTAGCACTTGTTGGAACACTATATGACCAAGAGCCACCATTACTTGAAGTTATGTTTTGTATATCATGAGTTGACATTATGCCACCTCCGTATAAACCAAGTGTTGAAATACGAGAACACCCATAACCTTGGATTGTATAATGCGTATATCCAGCTTCTATTAGCATAACTCCAGCACTTCCTTGACCAGCAATATCTACATAGTGAACAATTTGACTGTTAGCTAAACTTCCTTGATAGAAAAATTCACGAACATTTTGAGTGTTTATTAGTGGCTTACTGCCATGAATAAACATACGTTGACCACCATTGGCGAGAAATTTTACATGATTTGTATTGCCAGTAGCTCCTCCGATATTAATATTATTAGGAGAATAAAACCAAATCTCTCCACCAGCAGCGCCATGTCCTGAATAACTAGTTCCTAAACTGGCTATATCAAGTTCCCCTCCACCACTAGCAGCATTGTTAAGGTATATACCATCACTGCTTGTGGTATTTACACCTACAGTAAGTTTGCCCTCTATTGCAGAAGTTCCGATACCTACATTTTCAGATGCGTTAATTGTAACAGCAGTTGCATCAGCACTAGAGTCAATCCCTGGGGCTTGAGTGCCAGTTACATTACCAGTAAAATTAAAATCATCTGCTAAATTCATTGACTCAGCTTTTATCTTTGATAGTGCCATTCTAAACTCCTATTAACTTATAAGCACCAAAGTAATTACTTTTATTTCGTTCTTGAAATTTCCATTGTGCGTTAGAAGTAGTATTGCAATTTGCATATATTTCAACATAATCACTTGTATCTAAATCCATTATAGCCTGTATATGAAGTGAATTTTCATTACCATTATTAGCATTAGTTGGTCGCATTGTTGTCCATCTATATTCACTACCATTTTTGTAAATAAATAATTCTTGCACAAGAATATCAAAGTTACTTTCTGAACGAGGAATAGCACTTGCATAAACAAGATACTTACCAGCTATTGTAGGTGTAAATCTATAATTTGAATTATCGTATTTACCATCTGAATCAAAAACTTCTGTAGATGCAGGCATTTTAACTGCAGTGTTATCTGTTAAATTTTCAACAGTTGATGGTACATATGCTTCAAATGCTGGAGTGTTAGTTTGTGAATTACTAACTGGCAAAACTCCAGTAACTTTAGATGTAAGGTCTACTGCACTATTAGCTATCTTGGCTGTGCTTACTGATCCATCAGGTGGAACAGTTGTTTGTATTGCCCTGGCTAAATAAATAACATAAATATCATCTGTGCCTGATACAGTTCCAGTAAGATTTACTGTTACGTTACTTACAGTATATGCACTTATAGGCTCTTGCCTTACATTATTTATATACAATGCTATGTCATTTTCGTTAGCTACTGCATGAGATAATGTTAAAGCTTGACCACTAGCACCAGTTAAATCTTGTTTAAGTAAGCTAGTAAATGCAACGTCTGCTTTGTTTCCTATATATGCCATTATGTACTAATTAAATCCACTCTTGATAACCAAACGTCTAAACTAGACGCTGTGTTTGATTGAAAAAACATACGATCCCCATTTTGCACTACCATCTTTGCTCCACCATCAAGTATCTGCAAAGCACCTCCTCTTGGTATTGGTGCATTCTTTATAATGTAATGAACATTCGTAACTGTAATTTGGCCACCATGATTGCTATGATTGCCACAATAATAATATAAAGTTGCTGGCGTTGAGTCAGATACAACAACAGTCAATGTGTTGGCACTCGTATCTCTTGTTACGCCAGTTGTATATTCAGAACCACCACCATGAGTGCCATCAGGTGTTGTAGATAATGAAAATGGGTGTGCAGCTGGATATGTAAATACATAAGTAAATCCCTTATGTAGTGTAAGCGTTGGCCTCGTTGCTCCATCAAGCAAATATTGACTTGATACTACTGTTACTGTGATTGCAAAGGGATCACCAGTATTACCAGTAAATGCACTACTTGTCATAAAACATGATATTTCAATTTGATTGTCTGAAGTGTTTGCACAATGAATACCAATTAAAGTATCGTCTGAATCAAAATCGCTACCATCTGGAATATCTAATGGCGTTACGCCTACTCCAGTTAAAAAATTACGTTCAAAATCTTGAGCCATATTTTACTCCCTATAAAGCCACAGCCATTGCCGTAGCAAATCCCTTGGTTGAAAATGATGATGTATCAACAGCTTCTATGTTTACCCACGCTGAACCATTGTAAAATTTTAAATTTTGCGTAGATGAATTGTAATACAAATCCCCAGCACTAACAGAACCACCACTCGGATCAGTTGCATGAGTTCCTTGGTAAACATTAGAAAATGATGTTGCATTAGTTTCGGCTTGTTGTGCATAATACTTTGCAGAATATAATGTGCCGTCTACTGTGCCAGCTGTGTAACTTGCCCAATCTTTTGCAGAATGCTTGCCAGTATTTTGACCTCTATCTAACGCTCCTATTGCATATCCTTTTGCAGAATATTCATCTCCAGTATCAACATGAGTTGTTGCGTTTGGAGTTGTGCCACCACCAATCGCCCATTCCCTAGCAGAACCAATTATATTCGTAATAACAGAACCATCATCTCCTATTGCGTGTGCCTTAGATGATGCGTCAGAAGTTGTAGGTATTACGCCGTCTACCTTTATGGCGTAATTCTGTGCTTTTGTTGCCTGAGCACTTGCACCAGTAATTGCAGTACTATCTCCAGCAACAGTCTGAATTTCGCTTGAGATGCCAGCTACAGTTCCTATTTCAGTTGCTATGTTTGCAGCTGAAGTTACATCATTTGAATTAGACGCTAATGTTGATAAACCTGATATGCCAGCTAATGTATTTATGTTTGTTTGCTCGCTTGTAGACGGCTTTACAGTAACCCATGCTGAACCAGTATATACCAGCATAATGTTGTTAGTCGTATTAAAATAAAGAGCACCAGTTAAAAGAGCGTTATTATCATTATCTAATGCTGGGTCAGATGGCTTTGCTCCCAAGAACCTATCATCAAATGTGTCTAATGCTAACTCAGCTGCCGTTTGTGCGTTTTGTGCAGCCGTGGCAAACCCTGATGCGTTACTAGCTGATGTTGCAGCTGCATCTTTTGCGCTTTGAGCAGTTACGCTTGCACCCCAAACGATCACATTTTCATTACCTGATACAGATGGGGTGCTAGGGGGAGTTGCTAGCGTAAGAGTATTTCCAGATACTGTATAGTCATCGTTTGGGTTTCGTAGTGCTCCGTTAACGAAAACAAGGAAATCTGTTTCTGACGAATACGAAAATGATAATGTAAATTGATTTGTTGAGCCATCGCCCTCAAACTTATCCACGGCTGACGATGATGTGTTTATTGCAGCGTTAGCTATTAATATCCACTTGCCAGCGTTTAAATCTGTAGCAAACACAGTTCCTGATGTATGTGCTATTGTTGATAGATAAGTAGCTGCATTAAAGTTAACAATCGTGCTGACGGCATACGCCCTTGACGCTGACCAATCGCCGTCTACTGTAAATCCTGATACGCCTATCAATGCTAAAGCGTCTGTATCAAATGAGTTTTTGTGTACCGATTGATTAGCTATCTTGCCATCATCTCTTTGTATAAGGCCAATGTTTGTATTTAATCCGTCTAAGTTTGTTTTGAGTTTATTGAACTCGTTGTCTACTTGAACACCTGGTAATGGATTTGACGGAGAAGTTGTGGCAAAGTCGTTAAAGTTAAACTGCCTCGAATACGGCGTTGGTTGTGCCATGTAATTACCCCATGATTCGTAATGTTGAAATTAGTTTATCTTTTATTTCAACAACATTCAAGTAGTTGAAAGATTGATTTTTTCAGAAAATTTGTATGGGAGGCCATGATAATATACCAGGTGCTACGGCGAACACCCCAAGGGGGTGGGCTGACATTATAATATTCGAGGCAAAAAATCATTAATAGTGCATAACAAACTAATTAAACCTTATATGCTCCGTGGGTTTGCTGGCTTTGTTGCGTTGCTATTAGTTAATTGGCTTAGCTATCTTTGCTCTTTGCTCTTCCCAATTGTCAATCAGTCTGGTCAATTGTTCAGGTGTAAGTTCTGATAAATCTTTATTGCTATCGTGATCTATTGCATTCTTACCAATGTCGCCAGCTAATTCTAATGCAGTTCTGCTTGCAGAAACTCTTGCTGATGCTGGTGTATCTACATCTTGCATTATTTCTTTTAATGTATTTACGGCAATTGTGGCGAGGTCGGTTGAATAAAGCCTTTGTCTTTCTTGCCGAATTAGATTTATTACGGCTGGATTCCTAGTTAGCTTGTAAGCTGTTTCTTTAGGATATGAATAGCCAGCCATTCTACAAGCTTCAGTAGGATTTTTATTCTCGGCTACTAAGTAATGAATAAAGTTTTGCTGTTTATTTGTAAGATCGCTTTTTTTAATCTCATTCATTGCAGAAATTCCTTAATTATTTGTTGTGGCTGCACAAACAAATTTTATTACAAAATAAGTTTGATTTATATACAGAAATAATTTACGATGTTGATTAAAGTTGGTCGTATGAATCAACATAACTTTAAAAGGAGCGACAAAATGCAAGGAAATCTAAAAAATTTAATTCCTTTATCTATAATTGTAACAATTTCAATATGTCTGGTATTGCTAAAAAACATAGTCCAGGACTTTAATGAATATTACGGCTATTATGATATTGGCTTATTTATATTAGTTCAGTTTATTCTAACTTTTAATATTTACCTTACATTTAAATTAAATTCAGGAGGTAGATAATGACTAATTATTGTTTTATCCCAGTCCCTGACAATAAAACTTTTCATCGTGTAGCTAAAGTTTACGAAAACGTTAATGGATATTTTCCACTAGGTAAAAGTAACAAAGAAGATCCAAACGAATTGGATAAATTTATTGGGCGTTACGATGAAGTAAAGTTTATTTGCGATATGTGGAATAAACGCTTGAATTTATCAGAAGATCAAATTGATAAAATAGTTTTAACGTCATTTAGTGCAGAGGAGGAAGAAAGCAATGGATAGCCTAAACGATAATATATCTAAATGTCTTAATACAATTGATATTGAGGATTTAATACCAGCTGATGAAAAAGACAAGGACAAGGTAAGCTGGGTTGAAGCTATACAAATATTAGATCCTTTAATTCATAAAGAAGTTTCAGAACTTGATAAAATAGGCCGTAAATTCGCAAGCAAAAGATTTGCCCAAGCTTGGCTAACTATGTTGCGAGGTCATTAAT